AGTATTCACCACCGATGGGGATGGGAGCATCTGCTGTTCCATCTGGGTGACCAATATACAGTTTTCTGTAAGTTTTACCTGAACCTACATTACTACTGTCGTAAACGTAGATAAGTTCACCTTGGGCAGTACCTTCGCCGCCAGGTGCTAAGTCTGGTACACTAACTCCTAGTGTACGTCTGATTTTGATTATGGATGCCATTTTTTAGAAGACTCCTCCGTTAATAGTCATGTTACGAGAAGCGCCTGCTGTAATTTCAGATGTCGATTGCCATTTTCCAGTAGAGGCATTGTAGACCAAGACCATCCCATCAGAAAGTCCATTTGTGACAATATCGATATCGGACAAACCTGCAAGAGAGTTAGTATCACTTGCAACGAGGGAAGTTGATCTTACCTTGATCGCATTTGTTGAACCTAACCGTACAGAATAGTTTGTCATCTGGTTACTCCAGGTCGAACAATAGCCGTTCCTTCAACAACTCTTGTTTGATAGTTAGCGGGCGATGTAATAACGACATCATAAACGTGTCTCCCGTCTTTCAACAGGGAGGTCTGAGCGTCCGACAAGGCGATAGTAATCTTACCGTTGGCGGCATCCGAGACTGAAGTAGTAAAGGTTGTTACACCCGTGCTTGAATACGTCTTTCTCAATTGTGCAGAAGCAGCGTACCCAACTAAACTTAACGGAGAATTAGTAGATGGGTCCTCAATAGTATAGGTGACATTAAAGTCAGAACCTTTATTGATATTAAGGTTGGCGACGTAAACAGCCATTACTACTCGTCATACCAAGATCTGAACTATTTATTCAGAACTTGAAGTAGCAATGATTTTAACTCTGCAATGTCTGCCTTAATACTTTCAATTTCTTCTTGCTGAGACTTTCTATTATCTCTATTACGAATGTATTCTTCGTAACCCTGATTGTTTGTATTTACAATGGCATTGGTTTCAGGATCCCTCTTAAGAGAGGGATTTCCTTCCACCGAGATTAAATTATTGGAAGGTTTACCGTAATGGTATTCCAATAAAAGACTAGCGGGATTGATCATAATTAAGCAAGGGCAATAACTCTTAGATCTTTAATCGAAGGAGGTTGGGATTCATTTGTTCCAGAAAGAACAACCTTGATCTGCAATGCATTGAATTTGTCAAGGTTATCTGCGGTAAATACATGCTCAACAAATTCATTATTGAAACTTGGACTTACTCGTGTATCAGATGTTCCATCAGCAGTTTTGGTATCTGCAAAGGAGAATCCAGGGAACAACTCAAAGGTTGGATCAGTTTCTCCAGAATCTGTTCTAAACAGTCTATAGAGAACTCTTATATCAGCAGTATCTGGCTTATTAACTCCCATCAGAACTTTGATGGATGTTGCTGGATTTTCCAGTTGAATTCTGGGTCCGATGTATACACTTGCATGGGGATCATCGCTCAGAGAATTAACTCTACCATCAGTTACATAATCAGTAACGGGAGAATCAATTCTATTTCTTTGTAAAATTACATTTGCAACATCTGTTCTAATCTGAGGAGAATAATACTTATTACCAGACTCAAGATTGATACCGACTGTCAACGATCTGCTCTTAGGAAGTTCATCCAAGTAAGTAATTTCGTTAACTCTAGAAGCAACAATTCTTGGTGTGTCAAAAGTATTAAGTTGGTCTAAAACAATAGACTCAAATCCTTGATCAACAAAAGAGGCCTCAGTTCCACTCTGACTTGTTCCAGAAGTGGTTCTAACGTTTGCATTAACTGTTGTATTCTGTCCAGGAGTATTAATAATAAATCTTGGCGTCATAGAACTGAATTGGATATTCTTGGATGCCCAAGCACCATCTCCACCAGCAGTCTTTTCATCCGCAAACGAAAGTTGCTTCTCTCCAGTTTGTCTTCCAGCGGGACGATCAATCTGAAGATAATACTTATCAAATGTTTTCTGTTCCTGAAGACCAGCCGTTGTAGGCATCTTAATGTCGGTGTTAATTCTTGTTAGAGAAACACCATTAAGTTCATACTTATAAACGTCTGCTCCTGCAGAATGTGTTTGGACGGTGGTATTATCCACGCCTCTTGTTGCAATTCCAAGAGTTCCAGAACCAATGCTGTTGTAGTAAATAATTTCTGCACCAACTTTCACATAACCGATAGAAGTTGTAATTCCTTCAAAGGTGGTGAAAGGTGCTGTATTTGCAACAGAAATTGTTGTGGCACTTACAGACAAGTCGCTTTGAAGTTTGACTGGATCAACGTCTGGTTTTAATCCTCTTAGAGAAACATAGTTTGCAGAAACAACATTACCATGAGAAGGACTTTCAACTTCAATCACATTGCCTTCATTGATCGCACTGGTTACTGAAGAAGATCTGATCGTAATTCCAGTCAGAGCAATTCCAGTAACTCCCGAGTCGGGGAACCAAAGAAGAGGTCCAGCTGCGGTAAAGTTTTCACCTTGAACGTTAGTTGCGTAAATGGTATCGGAGTTGTAAACTGCACTGACAGTTACTTTGGCATTAACTCCTCTTCCGCCAGCAAGGGAAGTTGTGAGACCAAGTGTATCACCAACAACATATCCGTTTCCTGTGGCAGCGGCGGAAACTGTTACAGAACTAACCTGTCCGTTCGAAACTGTTACAGATGCAGTAGCTCCACTTCCTCTTCCAGATTCGGGAATGAGAGTGACATTTGTATAAGATCCGTTGATATAATTTGTACCAACTCCACTAACAGTAAGAGTTTGAATTGGACCGCCAAACTGTTCGATGAAACCTGTGATATTTGTACTAACACCAGCAGTTCCAACTTTCTGACCAATTCTGAGAATCGGATTCAGAGCGGTGTTGGTGATAGTTGTAATACCAACAGTAAGTTTTCTTGGATGAGTTGTTACAGAGTTTCTATCAAGTCCAACAATAAGATTGGATTCTTGATCAATAACGGGGTTATAGAAGAATGCAGTTCCAGATCTAGAAGTAAAGTTGGCTCTATAAATTCTGAAAGCCATGTCTTCGTACTGTGATGCAGTCCAAATAGACCCATTCTGAGACTTGAAGAGAGATCCAGCACCATATTGTCTAGCGTAAATTACACCCTCTACATTTGGAAGAGTGGATGTATTTACAGTCTTTTCGCCCATTCTTGCAACCCAAGCCTCATATTGATCGCTAGATGGTGCAAGGAGAACCAAAGCATACTCAGTATTTGGTTCCAGATAAATTGGTGCAGGGAAAGTCACTCTTGTAGGAACATCTGCAGTTCTAGATGTATTAATTTGATCTGGTTCAAGAGTTACTTGAGCATCATCATTTACCAGTTGTCTAGTTGGAGTTCCTAACTCCATTGTTCTTAACTGAACTTGAAGTGGTGATGCATCATCTTTGTTACCCATGAAGATGTCAACAGAGGTGATATAACCACCATCACTATCAGTTGTGAAAGACTGGGCAAGAGGATCGTAGAATTGTACAACAGATTGTGTGATTGTTCTAAGAATACCAGTTGCTCTATAAGAAGTTTCAGCAGCACTAATCAGAAGACTTCCGGGAAGAGGTTCAGCATTTGTAGAACTGGAAGACAACTTATAGGTCTTTGTTCCAGTTGGGAATCTCAGAGCTGGTGCAGGAATACTATTTGGATTTCTAAAGAAGAAGGATCCAATAATAGTTCCATAGTTGTCAGTAACAATTCTATTATTAGTAATTGTTGCTTGAGCCTGACTTGTTCTACCAACAAGTCTTCCTCCAGTTACAATGTAACCAGAATAAGAACCACCTGCCTGAGCAGCCAGAGCGTCAATGTCAACGTTTACAAGAACAGAAGAACTGTTGTATGCATCGAGAGAACCCATGAGGAGAGTTCTATCATATGGACTTGCGTCATACTTTCTGGTTGGATTGTTGAAAGGACCGTCTTTGTGATTTTGCTGAGCAACTCTAAACGTGATCGTTCTGTTACCAGCAGCATCAAATCCATCTACAGTTTCACCAACTTGGAAAGTTCCAGATACGGGTGTTACTTCGATGAGTTTGGGAATCCAGTCAAGTCCACTAACACCATCAAGGAATTGATAATATCTTGTAAATGGTTTAAATCCAGTAGTCATATTCTTGACATTTCTGGATCTAATCCAAGGATCAGCAACGTCGCTTACGGAAGTGCTTGTTGTGGTTTCTCCTCTCCTTTGGAAATTAGGAATTCTTTGGAATCCACCAGATACAAAAGTTGTAGTTACCCAACTATCAACAGCTGGTGTAAGAGAAATGGATCCGATCCACTCAATTAAATTGAAGGGATTGACATTTTCAACTCTAGTAGCAAGAGGTTGCTCGATCCAAGTTTCTTCTTGATATGCGAGTTGAATCTTATTCCCTCTCTTAACAACGTTAGAATCTACAAGAGGAACATTGGCACTGTAATCAATCAGAGCATCTGCAGCAGTACTAGCAGTTGCTACCTGTACTGGAATTGTAACAGTGGTATCTTCAACCACCAGACGCTTCAGATCTACATCAACCGTGATACGAGTATCATCCATACCATAATCGATGAAATCTTGATTTTGGAAATCATCTGCAAAGAATCCAGACTTAAATCTGGTAAGACCTTGCTCATCAATTACTTGGAATGAAGAAGTATCAAGTTCAAGAAGAGATAGAGAAGTTGTAATTTCTAAGTTTGTAAGACGATCATCAAGATTGCCAATATCACGCATTGTGTAGCGACGATTGTCAATCGTGGTAATCTTAACATCTCTTACATCATAGAGATATGGGGGATATTCCAGAATTGCAATATCCATGGCCTCTTCAGAGTTAAGAGGAGTCTTTGGATTGTCACTAGGAGCTCCCTTAATAATTTGGAACTCACCATCTTTGCCAAGAACAATTCTATCGATTCTTCCCTGATAATAAGAATAATCTACAATAGAAGTTTCGCCAGATTTGGGAACAATAGTTGTTGTATTGCCGGAAGCATCAAAAGATCTACTAGCAAATGCAAATGGAGATGCGGTCTCTACAGACCAGGAAGTAACTCTAGGTCTAAAGTCGAGAGTGTCTGTAAGTCTAATTTCCTTAAAGGTTCCAGTCTGTCTATCAAAATACTCCGATGTTGGAATATATTCTTTATACTGAGATGCAGCATAAGATCCTACAGTAAATACATCTCCACTATCAACGCTAGGAACTGTGTAGTGATCATAAACAATCACCATTCTCTTGGAAGCAGCGGGCTTTCCAGTCTTCCTAACAATTCTGGAGAAATCGCAGAATTGTTTTCTATGTCCAGTATCAAGAGTATAATTCGAAGTTACATCAACATAAGAACCGAGATTAACTTCTTGAATGGTTCCAACGATGTTAGATTCTAAGAATTTTACATCTTCATTTACTTGGAACTTGGAAGAGTTGAGGTATACAAAATCAACAGTTGTTGAATTTGTTCTCGTTACAATTTGTGCAAGAGCACCACTTGTTCCGCCAAGGATATATTCGCCAAGGATTGAATTTACATCCAAACCTAATCCAGTTTGGAATACGAGATTGTCAAAAGAAGGATCATTTGATCCATTTGACTGATATACTGCAACAATATTGATTGCGTCTGGAACATTGAGGGAGATTTCTTTGTCTTCTACTCTAAGTCCATAAAACTTATTATAAGTCAATCCATTGTTAACACCAGTTGAGATGCCAGCACTTGCAAGATTGGAAAGCCTTACATAACGCTTAGAACTTCTTGTGAAATTCTTGACTTTATTTTTGATTCCTCTCTTCTTCAGAGTGGCGGAAACAACAACGTTTGATTGACCAGCAGTAAGACCAGTAATGTTTAGTGTTGTTGCATCATTTGTGAGAGAAAATTGCCCAGCAGTTAAGTTTGCTGTATTTCCTCCAGAATAGGAAACAACAAATCTATCTGGATCGTATGTTTCAAAAAATGCGCTAGTAATTCCAGATGCTGATGCATCGATGGAGAGCACACCACTTCCATCAGTAGACTCACCAGTAAACTGGCGAACGATGGAAAGATTTGATGTTCCAATATCGATCTGGGAAATATTCTTTTTGCCAATCGGAGCAAAAAGATATGCATCCTGTGGATTTGTAAACTCAGGAAGCATCTCCTCGATTCTGTATGTTCCAGCAGTACTGGGGAGACCTCCATCACAAACATTGTTAACGGTAGTAACTCCAGTAAGAGTCATTACCAATCCATTGGTGCTTACATTTGTTACTCTAGCAAAAGTTGGAAGAGCCTTGTTTACATTCTGGAATCTGATAATAGAATCGGTGGAAATTCCACTGAAAACTCTACCGGGACTTCTTACAGTTGTTAAACCAGTTGCACCATTAGCACTAAAACTTACATCATCAGTGACTTTAAAACCAAGAGGAATTCTTGGAGACATTACTACGTCTGCAGAGAAGTCAACGGCATATCCAGACACAGCACTAGTGTCTTGCCATACCGAGTGAATGTCCTTTGTAGAAAATGTTCTGATGTTGATGATTGATCTGGGATTCTCTGTTACACCATTAATTTTAATGGTTTCTCCTTCTTGGAAGTTTCCAGAAACTTCTGACAGAGTAATAGTTCTATCACTTGCAGACGCAGCTGTTACAACGTAACCACTAGCACCACTGCTAAGTCCTTCGATATAAGATGTTGCAGGAATACTTACAGCATCTCCAGCGACGTTTAATGTAATCTGTGTATATGTCTGAACATCCCACAGTTGAAGATTGAATATAGTTTCATCACCAGTATAATTCTGGTCATCGGTATTGATGGCATATACTCTGGCCTTACCGATCAGAGTGCCGTCTGAGGGCGCTCCTGTAGCGACTCTGGTTGTTTTACGGGTGTTATACAAGTTTACAACTTGAGTGCTATTGAGGGCGACTACAGGTTGTCCTACGACGTTATTAACCTTGAGCACGTTACCCATGTTAAAGGGAACGTTGGCAGTCGTTGATTTAGCATCTCTTGGTTTTGAGACATCAATAACTTTTGTGCCAAAGTTGTTGATATCATATCCTCTCACATATGCCTTTCCAGGACCAACAGTGATAGAGGCTAAATTATCAGTGGGAGTATTTCCATTATATGTCTTTTGAGTATCATAGAACAAACCGCTATTTCCTTTACGGTCATTCAGTGTTTCTCTTACAGCAATTTCAAAATCTTCTACAGAGTAGTCTCCAGACTCGTCGTAAGTTCTCTCTGCAAAATAGTCTCTAATTAGATTATACTGAGTCTTTAATCCAATTTTTTCGACCCTTCCTTCAGTAAGTCGTAAAATCTCAATAAAAGTCTTATCTTCTCTATCAGTAATGCTCTTCTTAGCAAGCTTGAGTTCGATTTTGAATCGATCTGCTCCAGGAGCGGCGAAATTGGAAAATCCTCTCGCATTATCATATAATGAACTATCTTCCTTAGCAGTTACAATAGTTTCAATAATATCAAGACCAACTCTATATTCTGGTTGGTTGGTATATTGATCGAGGATTAAAGTTTGTTTTGCTACTTGGGCAAAAATACCTCTTACAAAATAGATTCCAGCATCAATGTGAGCAGCGCATCCAATTGCGGTGGCACTAGAAGCAACGCATTGAGCAAATGTAGATCCACCTGTAATGGTTGTGTTTCCATAAACAACATCTTCTTCAGCAAGAAGAATTTCTCCGTCTTGGAAAGATGCTACACTAAGATTAGACCCAGACTCCTTATACTTAACATAGATCGTTAATTGATTTTCTTCAGAATCAGAAGCCTGAAGGACATTAACTACAGTGGCAGTAATTTGAGTAGTTTGACCCTTAATTTTCTTGCCAATGAAATTGTCAATATAAACCGATACATCGACTCCAACATGAATGGGGTCGATTTTTACTGCGTAATACTGGTTATCAAAAGACGCTGCACCAGGAATTACTACAGTGCCGTCTTTGAAAATATGATTTCCAAACTGTTCTACTTGGTTCTGTAGAATAGATTGAATATTATTGAGTTCCCTGGCTTGAATAGGATATCCAGGTTTAAATAAGACTCGGTAGAAATCCTTATCAATGCCGAAGTCATCATAGTAAGGACTTACATTCAGATTCGTCTTTTGTGGCATCGTCTTAGAATTCCAGAATTACCTTAATATCTTCTTTTTGGCGAGAATTGCGGGTAACAGATGTTCTGTTATCCAAGTACAAAATCTCTCCCGTCCTCTTATTTATTTCGGGATTAGCAAGTCCTGAAGTGAAGTTAACTCCAAGGTTTACAGTTCTGTTATTGATGATTGTTGTGATTCCAGAGAATCCAGTATCTACAGATCCACTAAATCCACCAATAGTAGTTACAGGTTGAGCAGAAGAGGCAAAATTTACCACTCTTCCTTCACTAGAAACACCAACATAATCCGTTTGATCGCCATAGATAGGACTAAAGTACAAAGATCTATCTTGGTAGTATTTGAGGATATTAGTTTCAGTATCAAATGAAGCAACATATCCTACAGCAGTCGATGTTCCAACTACTTGGCGAATTTCATCACCAACTGCAATAGTCCCAGACTTACTGGATAACTTGATGGAGTTGAGATTGGAATATTGGTTTGCTGTATAGGTAGTTGTTGATCCAAAAGAAGTTGGATTCTTCAATAAACCAATCTGTCCAAAAACTGTATCTACTGGGAAATCTTTTGTAGAATCATCAAATCTTGCATAAAGAAGAACTTTATCAGCTCCCAGTTCTTTATACAAATCAAATCCATGACCTCTAGAGGGTGGAATAATGGGAACTAGTTTGGCAAGTTGAGAAAGAGTACTTCCCTGCAGAGGCCCAAGATCTACAATACCGTAAGAATACCCTTGACCACCTTGAGAAATTTGAACGTCAGTGATTCTACCAGATGTATCTGTACTAACAACACACTTGCCGCCAGTACCATCACCGAGAATATCTACCTCTCTATCAAGACCAACACCATAACCGAATCCAGCATTTGCAATATAAACTTTTTTCAGTTGGTTGTTGTTAATCGTCGAGTCACCGTTCTCTCTTACCGATTGAATCTGAGAATTTGTGGAAGAACTCCAATTTCCAGGGACAGAGATATACTCTACAGAGTCGAACTTAATGATATCTGATGGCTCAACGGTGTAAAGGTACTTCCAGACATAGCCATCTCCACTATCACCTGCTTTTGAAGGTTCGAGGTCAGTGAAAGTGGGTTCGTCTTGTGAAGCGTTGCCATTAGGGTTAGTACCGCTGGATCCATTGTCAATGCAGATGTAGACCCTATAGTCTGCATTGATAACGTAGTATCTTGCATCGTATAAACGTGTAGAACCTGTAACTGGAGATGGATTAGTCACACTATAATCGTGACGATACATCTCGTAAGTTGTTCCCTGCGACCAGTTTACTCTGCGAATTAATCTCCTTACGTTGGAAGAAGTGATCTTCTTACCAAATAACATCGTATCATACGCATGATTTGTATAATTGATGTTATCGATAGGAGAAGGCGCACCAGTCGTCGCCGTATTCCAATCGCTAGTTCTACCAAAACCAATAGCCGGCGAAGTGGGATTCGCCAACCCTAGGAAGATGTAGAATGAGTTGTCAGAACTTTCAATAGACGAAACAAAATTGTTCGCATTAAAAATTCTAAATTGGTCAGTTACCAGCGCAGGCATTTTGAATCTAGTTTCCTATGGTGATATTTATACGTTAGTTGGACACTTGTTTTTTCAAAGCACCCGAATTTCTTAATCCAAATCCTCTTCTTTGAACAATTGGGTAAGTGGATAATCCACTGTTTGTTGTATAAGAGGAGACTGCAAAAGAAACTGCGGTTGCGGCATTTCTTGATCCTTGGGCAATTCTTCCCCAAGAGAAACGTCCAACTGGAACATTTAGAGTTCCAGTAGATGCAAGTCCAACGGTGTTAGTAGTGCTAAGGATGTTGCATGTAATAACGCCAACATTAGAGTTTCTGTAAATTCCAGCAACCTTATAAACAGCATCTGCAAACGTTGTACCAACACCAACAATAGATGCGTTTGTTTTGTCAATAGCGGTTATTCCAGATCCAACTGTTGTGTCGTACACATAAATTGGATAACCAACAATCAGAGAATCAAGTTCGGCAGTAGAAACAAGAGAATTTGTATAATTTGTTTGGAACTCAATCGCAAGGCCTGCTCCAATTCCAGGAGCAGTGGTAATTCCAGTAATAACCCCAACAAATCCAATAATAACGTCAGCACTATTCAGGGTATCAGTTTTTACCGTATTGTTTGGTACGAGAACATTTGGGGGAACTGTATAACCACCGCCAGGATTGTAAATTTGAACACTTGTGATGGATCCACCACTAATGATTCCTCTAGCGACGGCTGTAGTTCCAACACCAACAATTCCATACTTAGCATTGTCAACTCTTGGGGGAGCAGCAATACCAAGAGAAACGGATGTTCCTGCATATCCAGAACCACCGCTTACAATATCAAAGGTTATTGTTCCACCAACACTAACAATAGCAGTAATAGAAGCACCAACATTTTCAGTAGGATCAATGATAATCAGATCAGTTGATACAACTGTGTTAGCGGGAGCTCCATCAGCATATTCTTCATATTGGAAGAATCTTGCATTATCTACAAAAATATCTGTTGAGGTTTCGGAAAGATCTCCAATAAGTCTCGCAGTTGGATAAACAAGTCCCTCAAGAGAATCTCTTGTCTTATCAATTACTTCAGTATTGATAATTTTATCACTCTTTTGCTTTCTCCAGTCCAAGGGTCTAAAGATAGTTTCATCAATTCCTTGATTTACATAGATGTTTGTGTTGATCTTGTCAGCGGAAGCTACTTCTTGAACCAATCTAGAATCTTGAGTAATAGTTCCGTCATTTTGACCAAGTTTTCTTAGGGTAACGGTATCACCTGCTTTGATTGTTTCGGCCTGAGAAGTTTGGAAACTATCTGTTCCTGAAGTTCCTCTATAGAAGAAGATTTCAATATTTGATTCTGGAGAGGGTGCTTGAGTGAAGGCAAAACTTGTTCCACCATCAAATTCATAGGCAACTCCAGGAACCTGAATTACACCATCTACAAAGATGAGCAAGACGTTAGCGAGGTCAATTGCAGAGGATGCAGCAATCTCTAGATCTTTTTGGAAACTGAGTAACTGTGCATTTTGCTTGAGGGGGAATCTTCTTCTTTGACCATCTTGGAGATCCTTGATAGAATCGATGTAATCAATTTGCCCAAATTGCCATGCAGAGAAACTATCGTTATAAATCGCTTCTACTGTAATTTCAAAGTCGGTATACGAAGAACCTGCACCAATAGCAGTTACTAATCCTACTGGTTTGAACACGTCACCAATTCTAAATCCATACCCAGGATTATTGAGTGTGAAACCTTTTACAAAATGATATTCATCATGTATTGTAGTTGTTCCAGCACCAACTTCCATACTAATAACACAACCAAACCCAGTGTCTGTTGTTGCACCAATACCAAGTCTAGATACACCCTCAACACTCAAATTCGAGTAAGTGGGATCTGGAATAATAACCACGGGATTGTTATATCCAACACCAGGATTAACAATATTCAAAGTTAAAGTTCCACCAGCGCCAACAGTTGCACTAATTACAGCTCCATAACCAGTCGTTCCACCAACACCAGTTCCGAGGTCAGTGATGGCAACCGATACTGGACCTCTATATCCAGAACCATTGTTTAAAGAAATATCATGCTGATAAATTTTTCCAGAACCAACATAATCATGAGCAATGGTGCTAATACCAATATCAGCTGAGAAGATTGTTGTCGATCCAACTCCAACAACTTCAAATACATGACCTCTTGTTCCATCTGGGAAGATAGTAGTTGTTACACCAGCATGAGCAGCACCACATGCAAACTCAAGACCGATCATGTAAACTTGTTCTCCAGTTCCACTGAGGCCATGTGGAGACGTAGTTGTAACTTCCATGATACCGGTATTATTATTGTAATATGCGGTACTAATAGAGAGTGCTGTTCTTCCGAGGGTTGTTCCAAATCCAACGAGATTTTGAATAGTTCCTCCAACTCCAGTGATGGCTCTATATTGAGCGCCAACTAGAGGAGCAATACCTGTTCCTCCAGTGCTTCCAAGAGAAACTATAATTCCTCCTCTGGGAACTTGGTTTGCATTCACATCGATATTGGATGTAAATGGAGTACCATCAACCAATCTAACTCCATTAAATACAGCACTTGTAACACCAGAGACTGTAGATTCCAGTGTATAAGATTTTCCAGTATTGTTAAGTGTGGTTGGTGGTTGGAAAATACCATTTAAGAACAGAACACTTCCGCCAGTTTCAAAACCAACTGGATTATCATCATCGGTTCTAAGTCTGAACGTTTTTGCTAGTCCAGTAAATTCATTAGATACATCAACAAACAATGCATTATTTGTATAATCTTGTCTAAGATAAACACGACCACCAAAAGTAGCGTTTGCTGGAGAAAGATTACTCTCATTAAACGATCCTTCAGAACCAGTCCCACTTGGAGCCTCTGTGAAGTGAATCTTGTTTCTTACAATGTTATAAGATCCTCTATAGACTTTTGCAGTATCTCCATCGGTCTTAGCGGATGCAGCCGTTCCAACTGCTCCTCTCAATACATTAACAACAAAGAACGTACCGATTCCAGAAATATATCCTGATGTAGTTCCGAGTCCAACATTGTTGATACTCATTAATTCTTGACCAACCTTGAGAAGATCTCCTGGTTGAACAGAACTAATTCCACTGATTGCAAAATAAGTGGTTGCAGCACTTACAGATTCCCTAAGTTCAAAAGTAAGATTTGCAAAGGAAATAGGTGCCTGATTTATTCCATTAAGTGTAATAAGAGATTTTTCAAGTTTCTTAGTTGTATCGAGAACGTGAGCGTTACCAGAACCAACTGAAGTATAGGTAATACCAATTCCCGAAAGTGCGAAGTCTTTCTTAGTGGCTAACTTAAAGGTATCTTCTGTGATCTTAATTGCATAAACAGTAGATGGCATAACATCAGTCGTAATGCCAGATCTAAATGTCTGTCTAATTGTAGTTGCAGCACCAGCGGAAGAAATCGTGATGGATGGTGCTAAAGCGGTAGAATAGTATGCGCTACCAACTCCTGTAGGAACAGTATTAGCAACTGTAATCGAATTAATTCCAATAGCGGTGATTGTTCCAAATCCAGTGTAATCTGTATTGGAAACAATTGTCTCATTGAGTGCGAATATTGTAGTATTTCCAATACCAGTAAGAACATTTGTTCCATTGCTATTTGCAACAAAGAACTTTGCACTAGAACCAATGCTTACGATTGTTGCACCGTTAGGAACTCCAGGACCGATGATCTCTTGAGAAACGGCCATTCCTCCAGTTGTGGTCAGACCTGTGATTGTGGTAAATCCAATAATCAGATCTCCGATTCCATCACCACCACCAGCAAGAGTGGATCCAATAGAAAGTGCAACGGAAGAAACACCAACAACAGTGCTTTCTGGAATGTAATTTAACTCTTGTCCGTTATTAAAGAAGTGATTCTTAATCGTAAAGACACCAGTTGCGGGATTCAGAGTTGTAATACTGGCTGGGTTGAATACTTTAGCATAGATGGGATATCCATTAGTAGTCAGTTCAAAGTTTAGTTGATCACCTTGATTAAATAACTCCTCATGGTAAGTATCAATTACTCTTCCAAATCTAATATCAGGAATGCTGTCTGCGTTTGCATCTTGATCTCTATAGAAGACTTCATGATATCCAGTAATTGTAGCAACTCCTTGATGAGCATCTGGATAGAATACGACACGGAATTCCGATCCTTTGAACTCTGTTCCAAAAGTTCCAAGTCCAACGGAATCTCCAACTGTCAATTGGGGATATTCCGTCAATTCTGCTCTATTTCTGTTCTTATCACCAGAGATAATCAATTGAGATACGTTAACGCTATTACCAATAGCAACTCTTACAATAGATTTAACAGCCAGATCGTTGTCGGTTGAGAATCCAACAGCAGTAACTGCATAACCAGCACCAGTAATAGTATCAGTTGTACCGCTACTTCTATATCTTGCGGTTCTTTCAGTGCCAGAATTTTGAATGTCAAGTTTAAAAGATTGCGTTGCAACACCAGCACTTACATCATTGAGTCCTACAACTCTTACTCTGGCAATAACTGCTTCAGAACCATTATTGGTATAATCTAATTTTAGTCTTCCACTATCAATGTATGATCTAAATGTTCCGATGAAAGCAGTCGATATTCCACCTTCACTATATCCAGTGTCGTAACCAAATTCGGCCAGATATGTGTCTGTTCCATTATGATCAACAATTACTTCATGATAGTTTCCATATTGATCCGATGGTCTAGTGATGGCAACGTGCGCTGTAAACCCATCAAGATCAGTTGCATTGCCATTGAACAGGGTAGTGGTTGTCCCGACACCAACGGAAGTTGTAAGTCCTGTTACAGAGGCAATACCGACGCCGAGAGTCGCAACTCCACCAACGTTAGAATCAAATAGTTGACGAACTACCTTGAAGCTGTAATTTACTCCTTCATCAACTGGAGTTGCAGAAATATCAATTACACCATTATCTGTGACGTTTGCTGCAAAAGTTACAACATCATCATCACCGCTTCTAGTATCAGATTTCTGTAAAGTATAAACACCCTCAGTGGTATTCATTACAATCAATTCACTGAACTGATATTCAAAAAGATCGTTTACATCTTTGGCCAGAACCAAGATTCTTTGGAAAGGAATGCTGACGGGGTAAGATACGATAATTTGAGATGTTCTTTGATTTAATTCTTTACTGGAGAATTTTTGAGAAATATCATCGACAAGAAGAACTCTGTTTGTTACACACTTAATAAACGAAGATAACTTCTTGTTTTGCATCTTGATGGCTGGAGATACACCAGAAACAACATCAATGTCAGATGCAAGATCAAAGTTGTTAATTTGATCTGCTCTACCTTCAAAAACGTAATCAAGTCTGATTGAACTACCAAGGACAGATGTGTTGAGTCCAGCAGTAGCAGCGGCAGAAACAGGAGACTTAATCTCCATGTCGGCAAAGTTCTTCATTCCAGTGGAGTGAAGAAGGCGATTCATAGGACCAACAATCGTACTCCATTCAAGGGGAGATTGAACTGTATATGCTAGATTCTGGTAGTAGTTGTTGTCAGGAAGAAGTGAAATGTCACTATTAGTGAATCCAATTTGATCAGACCAACCATAAGATTGCTGAACTTCATAAGAAACCTTGAAAGTGCTTTCATAATTTTCAAGAACAAGGATTGTGGCCACAAAACCAGTGGAAACGCCTTTAATTCTATCTCCTACCTTAAGTTCATAAGAACCTTTTACCTTTAAAATATCACCTTGAGACTTTACAATAATGAGGTCAGTATCGAAGAACCCAAATCCAGTGCTTACCTGAACTTTTTCATTAACAAGGAATTTTTCTCTTGTAAGAGTTATATTGAATGTTGGATAATCTTCTTTCTTTACAAGAGTCGCTGTGCTATTTGTGTTTGTAACAGCAACACCAACATTTTGGGTTGCAATGCCAACAAGGCTATAAGTTACAGTTACTGGGTTGGAGGAAGCATTAACATTCTGAACTTCAAAGAATCTAAAACCATGATCCTTCGAGTTAT